AACTAAGTTGTTTGAAGTGCTGTCTACGTCAGTAGCAAGCATTTCAAGACAAGTTGCTAGGTTTGTGTTATTAGTAACAAGCGTTTATACTACTGTCGTAAGCTACATTCGTATAGTCCTACCCAACGTTGTAGACACACTCTTTGTTCCAACAAAGAAGATTGCTGTCAAAGTTGCTGGATTTGTTAGCGTACTAGTTAGACCAAAAAAGACTAATATAGTTGCTTCAAAACAGGATGATATTTATGGCTGAAAGCTTCTCTTACAAATTTACAACTGAAGTCAAATCTTTATCGTTTGACTTTAGTCAAGTACTATCTAGTGGAGAAACTATTTCTACAGCTACTTGCACTGTTGTAGTTATAGATGGTACAGATGCAACTCCATCTAGCATATTGTCTGGTGGTACTAGCATCATAGGATCTAAGGTATACCAACAAGTACAGAACGGTATTGCTGGTGTAACTTATAGGCTTGTAGTTACGATAGCAACTAGTGCTAGTAATACATTAGTTGCTATAGGTGACTTACCTGTGTATAGCACAACAGAGGTTGAATAAACATGTCCTATAGATCTAGATGGGATAACGGTGGTTGGAACGTCATTTGTGACGTATGTGGTCGTAAGTTTAAAGACAGTGACTTACAACTTCGTTGGGATGGACTAATGACTTGTAGTGCTGATTGGGAAATTAGACAACCACAAGACTTTGTACGTGGTGTTGCTGACATACAAGCTCCTCCTTTTACTAGACCAGAATCGTCCGATTACTTTATTCCACTATACAATGGACCAACGAATCCTTTGAATGGTAGTGCTCTTAACTCTTCACAAATAAATTAAAGCACATAGGAACTTGTTATGGCAATGAAATTTACTAACAATGCTACCTCTTCCCTAGCGGCTGCTATAACTAGTTCTGCTACTAGTTTGACTGTCACTAGTGGACAAGGAGCATTGTTTCCAACACTTAGTAGTGGTGATTACTTTTATTGCACTTTAACTAATTACAGCAGTGCTATTGAGATTATCAAAGTAACTGCTAAGTCTACTGATACATTTACTATTGTTCGTGCTCAAGACAATACAAGTGCTAGTGCTTGGGACTATGGTGATAAGGTTGAGTTACGTGTTGTAGCTGCTAATCTTAATAACATGCCTAAGTTAGATGAAGCTAACACCTTCTCTGCTTTACAAACATTAAGTATTGGTCTTGTTGGTGGTCCTTGGACTACAGCAAGTAGACCTATAACTCCAACAACAGGACAGACTGGTTATAACTCAACTCTCAATAAGAATGAAACTTGGAATGGTTCTAACTGGGTTGCTAGTGGTGGTGCTACTGGTGGTAGTGGTGACGATGTGTTCTATGAAAATAGTCTAATTGTTAATAATAGTTATACTCTAAGTACAAACAAAAACGCTATGTCTGTTGGTCCTATTACTATAGCTAGTGGTAAAAGTGTTACTATCCCTAGTGGTCAACGCTGGCTAGTCTTCTAAAGGATAAAAAATGCCATATGGAACAATCAACGTAGATAGCATAGTTAACTCCGATGGCGTTACATCGGGGGGCGCTTATGGCTTTAAGAATAGAATTCTGAACGGCCAAATGGTGATAGACCAGCGTAATGCGGGGGCTAGTGTTACTCCTGTAAACGATGGATATATGCTTGACAGATGGAAATTTAACTGTTCACAAGCATCAAAATTTACTGTTCAGCAAAATGCTGGCTCTGTTACACCGCCAGTTGGATTTTCAAATTACATGGGGTTTACTGTTACATCTGCTGTTACTGTTGGTTCTACTGACAACTTCATGTTTAGTCAGCGCATTGAAGGATTTAACTTTGCTGATATGGCGTGGGGTACTGCATCGGCATCTCCTATTACTTTATCTTTTTGGGTGCGTAGTTCTTTAACTGGAACATTTGGTGGTTCATTACAGAACTCAGCAGAGAATCGCAGTTATCCATTTACTTACAGTATTTCATCAGCAAATACTTGGGAACAAAAATCAGTAACTATCGCTGGTGATACAAGTGGAACTTGGATTGGAGCAACTAACGGAGTTGGATTAAAGGCTTGGTTTAGCCTTGGTATGGGTTCAACTTATTCTGGAACTGCTGGTTCATGGGCTGGTGCTACATACTTCTCAGCAACTGGTGCAACATCGGTAGTCGGCACAAACGGAGCAACCTTCTACATCACAGGCGTACAACTAGAAAAAGGCTCAACAGCAACGAGTTTTGATTACCGACCATACGGTACTGAGTTGCAGTTATGTCAGAGGTATTATCAGACATACGGAATTGGAAATGGAGTTGGTTCAAATACTCAACGATGCATTTCAGCCACAAACAATTCAGGCAACGTAATTGGCACTTGGAATTTTATTCAAACTATGCGAGCCGCCCCTTCTGTAACAGTATATGGTTCTGGAACGACAACGGGAAATTTTACGGTGAATTATTCTGCCGCTGGACAATCCCTTGCGGCTAATACTGCTGTTAGTTTTTCAAGTTTAAGCGTAAATGGTTGGATGTTTAATATGGGTAGCACAATTACATCAAATATAACAAATTGGATTGATATGGGAACTGGCGCAAGCATGGGCGCTTTCACTTTCTCAGCGGAGTTATAAATGTATAAATTACTGCAAAAAAATCCTCTAACAAATGAACATAACGCTGTTCAATGCCAAACCACTTGGAAAGTTATCCCCTTCGACCCCGCTAACACCGATTACCAGCAATATTTAGCATGGCTTGAGGCGGGAAATACGCCTTTGCCAGCAGATGAAGGAACACAACAATGAGTAGCATAACCGCAGGAACAACCTCAACCACTACGCTGATACATAGTGGGGATACGACTGGTTCTTTAGTATTTAAGACAAACGATACGGGTAGTGGTGGCACTACTGCGGTAACGCTAGACACTAGCCAGAACGCTACATTTGCTGGAAAAATTACTTCTGCGGGAGCATTAACACTTGCGTCTAACGGAACTACTACTGCGGTAACTATTGATACTTCACAAAATGTGGGGATTGGTACTAGTTCGCCAAGTTATAAACTTCATATTGCATCTACTCTTACTAGTGGAAATATTGGTGCGTTAATAACAAGCCCTACTACTGACGGAACACAGTTTCGTCTAAATAATACTGGTACTGGTGGACATAGTTATACGTTTTATTCAACAGGGTCTAGCAATGGGCCAGGTGCTGGATGTTTAGGTATCTATGACGAAACTGCTGGTGCTTATAGGACAGTTATAACCTCAAATGGATACCTTTGCTTAGGTGGCGCAACTAATACAACCTATAACGAAACTTTACGAATCGCCACAGCAAATCAGCAAGGTATTCATATCAATGACACCACAAGTTCTTCTTCAATAAATTACCAATATTTCACAAAAGGTTCTGGGCCAACCAATGTAGGAGCAATCTATTACAACGGCACAGTAATGGCGTATCAGTCTACATCTGATTACAGATTAAAAGAAAATGTTGCACCAATAACAAACGCCCTTAACAAGATTGCCTTGTTAAAACCAGTTACTTACACATGGAAAGATAACCAGCGAAGTGGTGAAGGATTTCTTGCACATGAATTACAAGAATATTTTCCAGATGCGGTAAGCGGAACTAAAGATGAAATTGATGAAAATGGCAAACCAAAATATCAAGGTGTAGATTCATCTGTTCTTATAGCATCAATGGTCAAAGCAATCCAAGAACTCAAGGCTATAAACGACACACAAGCCGAAACAATCAACGCACAATCCGAGGCAATAGCCTCTCTAACCGCCCGTGTGGTGGCTTTGGAAGGAAAGTAATATGAGCGTAGTTATCGATGGCTCAAGTGGAATCACCACTAACTCAGGAACAGTAGTCTCCACAACTGACGCAACCTTAAATGGTCTAACAGTAGGTAAAGGCGGTGGCTCTGTATCTACTAACACGGCTGTGGGTGTTAGTGCTTTAAATGCTAATACAAGTGGCACTTTAAATTTGGCGATTGGGTATCAAGCCCTGCAAGCCAATACTAGTGCATCTGGTCAAACTGCTATTGGCGCACAAGCCGCCGCTTCTGTAACTACTGCGGGTGGCATCACAGCCGTTGGTTACCAAGCATTGACTGCAAACACCTCTGGTTCTTTAAATGTGGCTGTTGGTGGTTCTGCTCTTGCCGCCAACACCACAGGCTCTAGCAACACAGCAGTAGGGTATCAGGCTGGGTATAGCAATACGACTGGAGGCGCAAACACATTCTTTGGTTATTTAGCTGGTTACAGTTCAAATGCTGTAAACGGAAGCAACGTATTTATTGGCTATCGTGCTGGTAAAGACATTACAACGGGTGTTTCAAATGTAGTTCTTGGCGGTTTTCAAGGCAACCAAGGTGGCTTAGACATTCGCACATTATCAAATTGGACTGTTTTATCTGATGGCGATGGTAATGTTAGGGTCGCATTTGGTAGTGATGGCGGGGCAAGATTCGCGTTTAATAATTTTAACAATAGTCCATCTTCAACAAATCCTGGATTTGCCATTGAAACAAATGGCACACCAACTGCTTATTCTCCTTTTGTTAACCATGCACAAGTAGGTACAGGCCTAACTACATATTACGTATTTATTAACGGCAATGGTACGGTTGGGTCAATTAAAACAACAGGCTCATCTACACAATTTAATACATCATCTGATGTTCGTTTAAAGAAAAATGTTGTTGATGCGCCTTCTGCAATAGCATCTATCCAACAAATTGGCATTAAGTCGTTTGATTGGAAAGCAGATGACTTGCACCAAGAATATGGAGTGATTGCACAAGAATTGGATGCGGTTGCGCCCGAAGCAGTTTCGTATGGGGCAACAGAAGATGAAATGTGGGGCGTGGATTACAGTAAATTAGTTCCCCGCATGATTAAATCCATCCAAGAACTCAAAGCCCTCGTTGACGCACAAGCAACTTTAATAAGCGGACAAGCCGCAGAGATAGCAGAACTTAAAGCAAAGGTGGGTTAAACCATGTCTTCAAACTACTCCATAACGAGGGATCAAATTATCTCTCTAGCTTTACGTAAGCTAGGAGTGCTTGAGATTGGGGATACACCTGACGCTAATAGCGTATCTAATGCTGCTATGTCTTTAAACTTATTAATCAAACAGTTTAATACAGATGGTTTAAAGTTATGGAAAGTATCGGAACTTATCATTCCCGTTACTTCTGGACAGACTAGTTATGTCCTAGGTGGTGCTACATCAACACTGATGTATGACTCCCTAGCTCCTACTGTAGCTATTACAGACAAACCTTTGAAAGTTATTCAAGGGTTCTATCGTAATACAGCGTCTACTCCAGACATAGACACACCAGTGATAGTTATATCTAGGCAAGAATACACTGTTCTAGGATCTAAGTTTTCTACTGGTACACCTAACAGTATTTTCTATGATGCTCGTAGACTCAATGGTATTCTCTATGTGTACTTAACTCCTGATGCTAGTACACAAAGTAATCTAGAACTACATTTGATAGCTCAAATGCCTATCAATGACATAAACTCAGCTAGTGAGCTTCCAGACTTTCCTAATGAGTGGATGAATTGTTTGGTATGGAATCTAGCAGATCAACTGTCTCTTGAGTATGGTGTTCCTATGAATACTAGACAAGAGATTGCTATACGTGCTACAGCCTATAAAGACAAGATGGTTGATTGGGATGTAGAAGCTTCTAGTACATTTTTTAGTCCTGACTTTAGATCTACATCTGTTAACTCCTATGGGCGATAAGCATGGCTACAGAACGTATACCACTTACCCAGCCTATAGAGAGCAGGAACGGATCTTTTGCTAAAGACTCCTATTCTTCTAACTGTTTCTTTGAAACTAGAGATCAGAAGAGAGAGTTTATTAAGAGACCTGGTTTAGTTGTAGCTAAACAGGTAATCTCTGTAACTCCTCCTGCTCACACCCCTAGTCAAGGACTGGCTGCTTTTAATAACAAGTTGATTGCTGTTATTAATAACACGGTATATAGCGTTAACCCTGCATCCAGCTTTGCTGTAACTAACTTAGGTTCTACTTCTAGTACAACTAACCAAAGTTATTTTGTTAAGACATTTCTAGATACGTACCTATTCTTTCACAATAAAACTACTGGTTACTTACTAAACCAAGCAGGTTCATTTGTAACGATGACTTCATTGCCAGCAAGTCCATATGTGTCTGGAACTGTATTTTTAAACAACTACATATTTATTGGTACTAGTAACAATCGTATCTATAACTGTAATGTTGGTGATCCAACTACTTGGACTGCTCTTGATTACGTTAGTTTCGAGCAGACTACAGACACATTAGTTGGTATTGCTAAACATCTAAACTACCTAGTAGCTTTTGGTTCTACTAGTATTCAGTTCTTCTATGATGCTGCTAATGCTACGGGTTCTCCCTTAGCTGTAGCTCAGAGCTATACGTCTGAAATTGGTTGTGCTACTGGTGACAGCATTGTTGCTACTAATAACACTGTGTTGTGGATTGGAACTAGCAAGACCAATGGTCGTGCTGTGTATCTCATGGATGGTGTGTCTGCTGTTAAGATTTCTACTAATAGCATAGACAAACATATAGAAGCTGATAGTCTAAGCACAGTAACTGCTTACTGCTATACAGTCTCAGGGCATACCCTATATGTTCTATTTCTACATAACACTAGTAAAACTTTGGTTTACGATATAAACGAGAAGATGTGGTACACATGGACTCAGTATTCCATTCAGTCTAGTGATCAACCTAATCCAGGTACTTATCAAGAGTCCTACTTCAGAGCTGTATTCTTTACTGAGTTAAATGATGTTTCATATGTATTGGATGATGATACTGCCACTATCTATTACTTAAGTACCACTACTTATCAAGACAATGGACAACCTATTTACTGTAGAACAGTAACCGATATTATTGATAATGGAGTTACTAAACGTAAGTTCTACGGAAGATTAGAGATTATTGGGGATAAAGTTCCTGGAACAATGATGGTACGACACAGTGGTGATGACTATCAAAATTGGTCTAGTTTTAGACCGATAGATCTTAATACCTCTAGATCACAGGTACATCTCAGTGGTGCTGATAGGCGTAGAGCTTGGGAGTTCTTGTGTACTAGCAATGTTCCACTACGTTTGGATACTGCTGAAATAGATTTCAGGATTGGTGAACTAGATCAGGAGCAAGCAGTTGGTGGTGGACGCTATAGAAGATAAAATAAAAGGAAAGGTACCAATATGTATTCGAAAGGATTATATTATGTACCTAGAGTTCTTTAGAGAACATCTTTGGTTTCACATAAACATTAATAGATGGACTGCTGAAATCAAAAGAAGTTGTCAAAGGGACTTTGCCCTTGTGCAAAATTTGATTGATAAGCCCATTGTGGCTCTAGTTAGAGAGGATGACATTAAACTTATTAAGTTTGCCCAATCAAATGGCTGGCTAGAGAAATGTCAGATAGTTTTACTAGATGGTTCAAAGGCTTTCATCTATGCTTCAAAAGCATAGTACATAAAGGAATGATATGGGTGGCGCTGTAAGTGATGTGGTCAGCAGTATTGGCGATATAGGCCAAGGAGCTATCGACATTGTTAGCGATGTCGGTGCAAGTATTGATGATACTGTTAATGAAGTAATACCAGGTGGTTGGACTACAGCTGCTCTACTTACTGCTGGTTACTACTATGCTCCTGAGATAGGGGCATATATCAATGCCTCTGGTAGTACTGTTCCTGTTTCTGCAGTAGCTGATGCTGGAGCAGCTGTTGCTGCTGATAATGCCTATCTTGCTAGTCAAGCTCTAACTCCAGCACAAGCTGCAACTGCAGCTGCTGGTTCAGTAGAAGCATCTCAGTTAGCTGGTATTACTAATGGTACTGGAAGTAGTCTTCCTTCAATTGTAGGTTCTAGTGGGGGTAATATGAATTTATCGGATTTTAGTTCTGCTTTGAATATAGCTTCAAGCGTTAACTCTCTTACAGGAGGGGGTGTATCCAATCTTCTAGGTGGTCCAGGGTCTGTATCAGGTTCTGAAGCACAACAGATGGCTGATCCTTTTGCACCCTACAGATCTAATCTAGCACAAATGTATAGTGGTGCTCTACAGCCTGGAACGACTATGGATGTAACTAGGATGCCTGGGTATAGCCAGTACACAAGTGGTGTCTTAAACCCTGCTATGGAGGCTTCTAAGCGTAGTGCTGGGGCTTCTGGTATGTTGTACTCTGGTAGAGAAGCTGCTGCCCTACAAGATATTGGTCAGAGAGGTTACTATAGTTTTATGACTGATTACTTGAATCGTCTTGCTCAGGGTTCTGGGGCTGTTGTTAATCCTGCCCAAGCTGCTGGTTTAGGATTAAGTCAAACTACTGCTAATCAACAAGCTTTCTCTCAAGGTCTAGGTGGTTTGGGTCAAGGTATAGCTGGTTTATTTGGTAGTAACCCTAATTCTAATTACATAGGTGGTTCAAATATGTCCAATCTATTTACTGGTCCGTCTAATTATTCTGGTGGTGAGGGCGGTTACGCTTAAGGATTAAATATGGCATTCCTAATGAGTGATGTAGCAGCTGGTAGTAATGCCGCTCTACAACTACAACGAAACATGGCTGCTGCACCTGATGTGCAACAGACTCAGGCTAATGTTATGCAAGAGCAAGCTAATACCTTGCAACAGCAACAACAGAATGTAGAGAAGACTAGACTAGCTAATATCATTGCTGATACAGGTATCAAGACTGATGCTGATATTAGAAATAAGATTCAGAATCTTGTAAAGGACGACAGCTACATCAAGTCTAGTCCATCTGACCAAGTTCTTAAGATGGCTTCATTAGTTGGTGAGTCTGGTAAACCAGAAGACATGGCTAAGTTGATAGAAGCTTCTGAAAGAATTTCTACTAGAGATCTTGTTAATCAGACAAAGAAAGCAGACATCGAACGCCAGTCAATAGCTGATGCTTCTAGTGTTTTAGAGACTATTCCTGAAGATCAAGTTAACGATAGATTCAATAGCCTTCCAGAAGCAACTAGGAATCTTGTTATTGGTAGAGTGGGAGAAGCCAACTGGAATAACTTCTCTCCTAAAGAAAAGAAAGCTGTTGTTCAGAATCTATTTGAAACTGCTAACTCAAAACTACAAGAACAAAAGATACAGGCTAATATCCAAATGGCACAGATACGTGCTGCTGCTGATGTACAAAAGACACAACTTAGGTTAGCTGCTAGTGAAAGAGCAAAAGCACTAGGTGATGATAAGGTTGTACGAATTTGGGGTACTGTTAACACACAACTTGAAAAAGTTCAACGTGATCCTGCTACTGTTGCAGAATTTAAACGTCTTAACGAAGAAGTTGATAAAGCACTAACTGCTACTACTAGACCAACTACTTTTGGAAGTCTTACTTCTTATAAACCAGAGGGTTCTGATACACAGTTTTATAGCAAAGACTCGTTTGATAAATGGCAACAAGCCACAATTAAACGAGACAAGTTTATTCAAGGACAACTCCTTGAAGAAAGAGCTCTTGTTGAGTCCTTGCCTACAGAAGCTGGGTCTATAAAAAATAATATGTTGAAAAAGATTGATACACAGTTATCAACTCTTCAAGTAGAACCACCTAAAGCAGAGAAGCCAGCTGGTACTCCAACACCTACACCAACTAAACCTGCTGTTCCTAGTAACAAACCACCTACATTTAGACCTCTTGAATTAAAAAGTGATGGTACACCTGCTAGAACAGGCTTAGGTTTTCCTAATTCAGATGTTCTTGATAAAGCTAATGCTGCTATTGCTAATGGTGCTGATGTAGAAGCAGTAACAAAAAGAATGAGAGATGCTGGATACGACATAACTACAAAAGATTTAAATCCAGAGTGGGTTAAATTACAAAACCAAAAGAAATAATATATGGCTACTAACATTTCTTTTGATGATTTGATGCCATCTAAACAAACTTCAGCTCTCACTAAAGAGGCTGATATTTCTTTTGATGATTTAATTTCTAAACCAGTATCTGCTCCTGCTACATCTGCATCTGCTCCTATAGATAGTCGTGGTGGTGCTGCTTTTGGTATGTACCCTAGACCTGGTATGAAACCAATGGGAGAAGGTGAGACAAGTAGTCTTGGTGCTTTTGGTGCTTCTGCTCTTGAGTCAGTTGCTGCTACTCCAGCAGCTCTTCTTGGAGCTAGAGGAGCTATGGCTGTTACTCCTCCTGTTCTTCCTGTTGTTGGTCCTCTTGCTAAGCCTATTGCTGGTATTGCTGGTGGTATTGCTGGTGGTATTCTTGGACAGTTTGGTGTCAATAGTCTTGAAGATGCTGTTGACCAAGTGTTTGGTACGAATATCGTAAAGACAAGAGAGCAGCAACGTAGAGAGAATCCAATGGCATCTCTTGCTGGTCAAGTTGCAGGTGGATCTCTCAATCCTTTTATGCGTCCAGGTCTACCTAGTACTGTCAAAGAAGGTTTGTTTGGTGCTGGAATCATGTCTGGTATTGGTGCTGGTCAACGTGCTATAGCGGGAGAAGACATTCTTGATCCCAAGATGATGGCTATTGATGTTGCTACTGGTGCATTTACTAAGCCTACTAAGTTGGGTGAAAGAGTATTAGGGGTTACACCTACTACACCTACAGCTAAAAAAGAAACAGTACCTCCACCTCCTCCTATAAAAGAAGAAGTTGTAACACCAGAACAAAAGGCTGGATTTGTTAAGAAGGTTTCTGAAGAAGTTGCTAAAGACAAGGCTATTGCTGATGCAAAAATACCTTTAGTTCAATCTGCTCTTAGAAACAAAGATACTGGTGAAATAGAACTGCTAGGTCCTAAGAGTCCTGAAACTCGTAAGACTGCTACTAAGGATACCCATGAACAAGGGTTTGTAGATGAGGCTGGTACATTTTTAAATCGTAAAGAGGCTTGGAACAGAGCTAAGAGTGCTGGTCAGATACCAGAAGGACAAGCCTTATCTTCTGTTAAAGAAGGTCTACGTAGTGATGACTTACGTATAGCTGGTGACGAACGTTTTAAACTTGCTGACGTACCTACAGAAGCCAATGGTGTTCCTATTAAAGAGGGAACTACTGGTAGAACTCGTCCTGATGGTAGACCTATTGGAGCTAGTTTCAATAAAGAAACTAAGACCATAACCATAGATACACCAACTCTGTACGAACAGTATGGAGAGAAGCCTTGGACTAAACCAAAGGTAGAGGGTGTGTACCCTATTGCTGAGAATGCTTTCCCAACATTCCAAGACTATGTAGACTTTGTTGTTGCTCACGAAGCTGAGCACACTATAACTCCTAGAGCAGAAGGTCAAACCAAGGCTCAGTATGAGAACCAAGTTAACCAAACAGCTCTAAAACAACTTGCTGAGAAGAGAGCAGCTGCTCCTAAAGAACCAGTTGCTACTCCTGAAACTGTTCCTCTTGAACAAAAAGTAGATCGCACTACAACAAATCCTCGTGATGTCAAGACTGAGCAAGAGATGTTTGACATTGCTAAAGAGATCTATGCTACTCGTGGTGAAGCAGAGGCTATCAAGTTCTATGAAGAATATAGAAACTACGAAAAGACTTGGGGAGAACCTGTTAAAGAAACAGAGAAGTTTGTAGGTGCAAACCTTAGAAACAAAGATGCTAATGATCGTGTCATCCACAACCAAAGAGATGAGATTGTTAAAGACATCCCAGATCCTGCTCGTAGAGAAGCCATTGCTGTAGCTGTTGACAAGGGTGACCTAACTGGTCTTACACCAGAAGAAGTTGTTGTTGCTAAGAAGTATGAAGCTTTAGCCAAAGACATTGGTGATCGTGCTGTAAAGCAAGGTGTTGTCAAAGGACTGTTAGAAGACTACGTAACCCACATCCTTGATTGGACTGGTGCTCCAAAGGGTCTTCGTGAAGAATTCATAGCTAAGTTACTAGGAACATCTAGTGCTGATCCTACTATGCGTGGTATGGATACTACGTCTAAGTTCAGTAAAGAGCGTAAGTTCAAAACCTTTGCAGATCTACAAGCATTTATAGATGATGCTAACGCTCGTATAGCAGCTTCTGGTAAATCAGAGTGGCGACTCAACATCAAGACAAAAGACATTGCTGAAATCTACAAAGAGTACGCCTTGTCTATGGAAAAAGCTATTGAGAATAAAACCTTAGTAGACAATCTAAAGCAGATACGCAATGTTGCTGGTGAAACTCTAATCAAAGAAGTCAACAAAGATAATCCTCTGCCTCCTGGTTGGGAGATGATGGATAGTCCTCAGTTTGCTGGCTATGCTGTTCATCCAGATCTAAAACCAGCTTTAAAGTTTGTGTTTGATGCAGGTCCTGGGGACTTTATGAATGCTATTGGGCAATTGTCCCAAGTAGTCAAGCGTGTTAACGTTGTTGGTTCTTTCTTCCATGCTAAGTCTCTGATGGAAGTTTTATCTAGCACTGGTATACCTATTTATACGCCCCTTAAAGAGGCCATTGTTCTTCCATTAGTGGAGAAGGGTGTTAAGGCTGTTACTGGTAAAGACATTCAGTTGTCTGCTATCTCTAAAGCTGTCGAGCAATTTAAGAATGGTGGACTAGGTGACAACGTAGACACTTGGATTAGACAAGATGGTTTAAAACTTGAGATGCCAGAAGATGTCTCTCAAGGAATACTAACTCTTACTGGTAAGTTTGCTGATGAAATGATTGGCAAGTTTGGTCCTAAGACTCGTGCTCTAGAGAAGACACTTAGCACTGTAGAAAAATATACCCTGGGATACTTTGATCAGTACACATGGAATTACTTGCATACTGGTGGCAAGATCATGGTGGCTGATGCTTATTTAGAGAAGGCACGTAGACAAGCTACACAAGAAGGCAAACCCTTTGATGAACCTGCTGTTCGTAAAGAGATTGCTAGGTTTGTTAACGATAGCTTTGGTGGTTTGAATTGGTTTGATGCTGCTACTAGTGCTAACACAGAGTTTGGTAAGCGTATGGCTATGGCTGTTTACAGTCCTGAAGGTCGTAGAGCTTTGCAAGTTCTTCTGTTTGCTCCTGATTGGACTCTATCCACTGTTAGAGCGTTCACCTCTGCTCTTCCAAAACAGTTAAATCCAACTAAGTGGCAGCCTATAGAGGGTATCAAAGGCATGATGTCTCCTACAACCAAGGCAGACTATGCTAGGTTGTATCAGTTTAAGACTGCATTGACTTATCTCACTCTAGTTAATGGCATTAACATGATTACTGCTGATCGTCCTATCTGGGAAAACAAAGATCCAACTCGTGTTGAGTATCCAGATGGCACATCTATGCAAGCTATGAAACACGCTATGGAGCCATATCACTGGATCATGGATCCTGATAAAACATTGGCTAATAAACTAGGGTTTATACCCAAGGCTGCAATCATTGGTATTGCTGGTACTGAGTACGCTTCTCCACAAGCACCTAAGATTGTTCCTCCAGATGTAACTGGTATTAGTAGCATTGACTCTGCTATTGGTAGAGGACAAGCTGTTGCTAGTATGGCTACTCCATTCCAGATACAAGCTGCTGCTACTGCTCCTGAAGGAGAAGGTGCTAAGAGAGCGTTACTAGGAACATTAGGCTTTCCTGTTTATGGTGGAACACCAGAACAGAAGAAAGCTGCTAGAGCAGAACGTGAGAAGAAGCTCAAAGAAAATGCTAAGCGCTATCGTGAAAGAGAAAAGGAAGCGGGTAGATAATGGCTGTTCAAACCCCTATTCCACCAAATCCCATTGGTGAAAACTTTGCTTGGAGAGATTGGCTTCAGAAACTTAGTGATAGAGTTTTTGGTACTGCTGCTACGTTAGACGTTCCTATTCAACCTGAGTATGGTGGTACTGGTCTTACTACTTACAACGCAGGAGACTTAATCTATTGCAACTCTACTAACAATTTAACTAGGTTACCTGCTCCTGCTGTTAGTTCTTACCTAACAGTCCCTGGATCAGGTTTACCTACTTGGACAGCTAGTGGTGGTATTGGAACTGTTACTGCTGTAACTGGTACTTCTCCTGTTGTTTCTAGTGGTGGTACTGCACCAGCTATTTCATTGGCTGCTGCTTATGGAGATACATTAAATCCCTATGCCTCTAAGACTGCTAAGTTTGTTTTAGCTGCACCCAATGCTAGTAATGGAGTGCCTACTTTTAGAGCACTAGTTGCCTCTGATATTCCTACTAAAGCATATGGTGCTTTTTCTGATTACACATCTCAGACTATAGCTAGTACTACTACAGCTTATGCAATGACTTTTGATACTACTGACTTAGGTAGTGGAGTCTCTGTTGTTAGTAATTCTAGATTAACTGTAACCACAACTGGTATCTACAACTTTCAATGGTCTGGACAGTTTGAGAGTAATGATGTTGCACCACAAGATGCGTATGTGTGGATAAGAATTAATGGCACAGATGTAACTGGATCTACTGGTCGTATTGGATTACCTGCAAGAAAGAGTGCTGGTGATTTGTATCACTCTATTGCTGGATGGAATTTTTTATTAAGCCTTACTGCCAATGATTATGTAGAGTTAGTTTGGTCTGCAACTGCAACAACAATTGCTATTAGAACTTATGCAGCTGGAACATCTCCAACGAGACCATCCACTGCTTCTTTGATTGCTACTTTCCAACAACTATAAAGCTAAGTAGATGTGTTTGATCCACTTACAATTGGCCTTGCTTTTAAAGCCATGCAAGCCGCCTATGATGGCATCACCTATTGTTGTGAAGCCCTATCAGAAGGCAAAGTTGCTGTCCAAAAAATAAAGAAAGCTACAGATGATGCAAAAACTATTGTCAATGATGCGAAAACTATTTGGTCAACCATCGCCAACCTCTTTGGTATCGGAGCCAAAACCAGTGGTGGAGCAGCCTCCACTAGTAGTGGAAGTTCCAAAGAAAAGTCTGTCGAGAAAAAGAAAGCCAGTAGCAAAGAGCAGTACACCACGCACATCCCGAACGAAAGTGAAATAGTCCAACAATTTATTGGACATCTAGGTGCTTTCTTTAGGCACCATAAAGAGTTAACTGAGTACGTTGAGTTCAAATACGAAGAGGTCTTTGCTAGTGCAGATCCTAATCCCGAAGACATACTTGAACTGAGCGTATACAAAAACGAGTTAGACCAGGCTTACGTTAAGTTAAGTGGCATGATGAGAGGAGCTAATGTTCCCTATCAACTCGGACCATTGTGGGACAACTACAATCAAATCTACTCTAAAGTCCAAGCCGAACAACAGAAACGTAAAGAACAGATTCGTATCAAACGACAGATTGAGAACTACAAACGTGAAAGGTTTAAACAAGAAAAGATTGAACTAGTATCAGGACTGTTCCTCACACTGGTCATAGTTTCTTGGTTATGGGCAGTATGGATAAATTCATTTACCGAGGGATACTCATAATGCTTTGTCTAATCTTGACAATTGTTTTGATTATGTCTCCTGTAATGATTATGATGTGGATCAAGATCCATAGAACAGAGATCCGTATTGAAAAGAAAGAGAAGCAGTTGGATAGAAAGATTCAGCTGCTGCAACAAAAGGATAAACAATGAAGTATGTACTGTTGCTTTTGTTACTAGTAGCATGTAATGATAGGTACAGATATTTTTGCCAGAATCCTAAGAACTTCTCGGCTAAACAATGTCAGCGCCCAGACTGTATGTTCACTCAAGACTGTCCCGATTATTTAGTAGCACCTATATTGGAGAAATCAATTGTCCAACAACCCCCACAAATTCCAAGTCAATCGGCTTCTGACGCAAGATGAGATAGAGGTCAGGGTTTGGGCGTTAGTCGTCCTTATCGTGACTGTTATCTTGGCTGGCATTGTCTTCTTTATGCTTTATAGCGTTACCTTTGTAACGCAACCCATTAAGAGCATGGCTCCCATTGACCAAGGGTATCTGAAGATGCTCAATGATATTGTGCTGCTCATTGTTGGTGGCATTGGTGGTGTGATGTCTCGCAAGGGTGTGCAAACCTTAGCTGAGAAGATGAGTTCATCTACAACAACACCACCTACTGCAACATTTACACCTGGCATGACAACTACACCAGCAGTTGTTCCTAATAACAGTATGCCTGTGTGGGTGAACCCTCCTCTTGATGAGGAGTGGAGAGCACCTCCTCCTCCTACAACTCCCCCAGATTTCATTGATCCAGCTAAGGAAGAGATTGCTCACGAAAGAGCTGCTGCTAGGAGTGAGACATGATTCCTAATCCTTGGGTCATACTAGGTGTTCTATTAGCTCTTGGTGCTTTCTATGGTTATGGACACCATAAAGGTTGGGATGAGCGTGATCAAGAGATGCAACTTGAGATTGCATCTAAAAACGAAGAGGCTCGCACTAAGGAACAAGAGTTAAATAAACAGATTAACGACCAATCGTACAAACTTCAGGAGGCTAACAATGCTATCTCTCAAAAGCAAACTGACATTACTAAGCTTATTAATGCTGGTAGGGTGCGGATCAGCCCCCAAGGTTGCCCACAAAACAGTCCAAGTACCACCACTCCCAGCGGAAGTGGGAACACCGAGACAAGTGAATCTGAGCGACAGACTCTTGCAGCTATTGCAGAAATCATCGCCCAAGGAGACAGGAATACAGAGCAACTCAACGCCTGTATCGCAGCCTACAACCAAGTAAGGGAGACTGTAAATGGTCAGCGTTGATAAATTACAAAGACTAGGTATCGGTCCCCAATGGGTCGATCCTCTTAATGAAACGTTCCAACGTTTTAATATTGTTACTAGTAACCAACAGGCTATGTTCATAGGACAGTGCTCCCATGAGTGTGGCAACTTTAGATTGTTGGAAGAGAACCTTAACTACAAGGCTGCTACTTTAATGAAGCTATGGCCTAGAAGGTTTCCAACACTGGAGAAGGCTAATGAGTATTCGGGAAATCCTCGTAAGATCGCAAATTCTGTATATAGTTCGCGTATGGGTAACCGTGACGAAGCTAGTGGTGACGGTTTTCGTTTCCGTGGTCGTGGAATCATACAACTCACTGGACATAGCGGTTATTTTCACGCAGGTAAAGCCCTGGGTGTGGACTTTGTTAAAGATCCTGATCTTGTTTCTACTCCTCAGTATGCTGCTCTTACTGGTGGATGGTTTTGGTCTACCCACAACCTCAATGCTCCAGCGGATGCCCTTGACTACATTAAATGTACCAAGATAATTAATGGTGGCACTATTGGTTTAGATGATCGTATTAAACACGTTCAACAAGCTCTGTCAGTCCTCTAGGTTAAGGAAATAGATAGCAGTTAGAACTACTATGCCTATACAAATGCCTATGCCTAGTAGAACAAAGAGGATTAATAGAACATCCATTATCTAGACTCTAGTTCTTTAACCCTATCTGCTAGAACTCTAACTGTTTCGGTTAGTATGGCTACTTCAGCTATCAGTTGAGCTTCTTTAGATGGGTTGCGGATGATCTCTTGTTTGATCTTAGACTTCCGTTCTATGTCATTGAAAGCTTCTTCCTCTTCAATGGTACTAGTAACAAGTCTATGTGGCACTGATATACCTATGTGTCTAGTCATGTGCTCTTCTCCTTGAGTTTGGCTTCAAAACCAACAACAGCAAGTGCCGCAAGTTCTTTGAAATCACCTGCATCCATCGTTATGGATACGCTACTGTCTTTGCCAATGCCCACAACACTTGTAATCCAACCATCGCCCCAATACTCTGTCTTCTTAGCGGCTCTTTGAAAACCGTTGCGTCTGACTAACTCAAACAGCAACTGCTCATCTGAAAAAGTCTCGATGCTTCTTTCCCATCTAGTGTCTTTGCTCATGTATTTCCCCTTGCTCTAATTTCTTTTGCAATCTCAACAGATACAAAAACTAGCGGGTCACTATTGTATTTATCACACAACTTTGCACAGGCTTCACGCTCTGCCCTGACTGCGGCTTCACGGGATTCATGCAATTCACGCATCACTTCAATGACCGCCAACTCATGCTTGAGCATGATGGCTTTAATCATCTCAATGGGTTTCTCAATCATCGCAAGTGCCGCAGCTTTATTTTGGTCAGTTTCGTTTTGGGCTTGAATGATTGCCTTCTTGTGTAACTCGCTCAGTGATTTCATGTGTTCTTCTCCATCGGTGGTGTGCAAGTGTGAATAGATCCATCGACAAGACGTTTGCCACAGCGAGAGCAGAAGTTACGTTCTTGTTCTAGACAACATTCTTCCTTCTGCCATTCAGCTCCCATTTCCCAAGCATTAGTCGCCAAGGTGACAGCATTCTCGTCTACTCCTGCACTACGTAGCAGGATAATCATCTCTTGTTTCTTCATTGGAGCTTCTTATAAGGAGAGTTGTTCTGCCACAAGGTTGTTGGTTTAGGTAAGTACCTGTCTGTAGGATGTGGCACATCATCGGGTACTTCAACACACATCCATACCGCTGCAAACTGACCACGCCTAGGTACATCCCATCGGTCTATGTAGACACCATAGATGTTGTTCATAGTCTTTTGAACACTCTTATAGGTTGATCCTAGCTGCTTAGCTATCTGAGAAGTTGTTAACCCGTCAGAAGAGTTTAAGAGCATCACCCTTATCTTGTCATGTCTAGATTCCTTCATTGCTATTTGCCTTTGCTAGGTAGGTTGTTAGTCGTTTGATCCTGTCAAGGTGGTATTCCACCATTCTCTTGGAGTAGTCTTGGGCGGTAAGCATGTTGAGAAGCTCACGCTTTGCACCTTCCAACTCTTTGAGTGCCATTTCTTCAGCAGTTGGAGCACGTAGTGCCTCTGCTAAAGCATTAAAGATGTTTTTAGTAACGTTAGTCATACTTCTGGATGTCGTCTTTATCATCGGTATAGGTTTGAATGTCATCATCTTCATTGTCCTCACATAAATCGCAGCCAGGATGATCAGGGTCATTACATTTGGGATGTGCTCTTAGTATTGAGCGATATCTATTTTTGTAGAAGTTTGTAGCTTTCATCTCTACATGGTCTAGATTGTCTGGATCGTATTTCATTTGTGTCTCCAATATAAATTACGAAGTTTTTGATTTGTATTTCTTGTGGTCCATAGCACCAGGTCTAACTGCATTCATAGTCTCACTTGGTACGTAGGTTTCTCTATCAAAAGCACTGTCATGTGGAAATGTAGCCACCTCAAAAGAAACTTCAGTAGTTGCTTTGATTTCATCTAAGTACTCTAGTGGAGACTTCTTGTTCATGTTCTCCTCGTGCTTCTGCCAACGAGTTTTAACCTCATTGATTATTTCTTTGTTTTTATTTACTTCTTCTACTGAGATTTTCATAGTGACTCCAATTTAAAACCATCTCCAACATCCACAATCTTTATCTTACCTTTGTGGATACCATACAGCATCACTGCCATAGCAGTGTTTTGTTTCTTTAAGTCGCTAGTCAATTGGTAGTTGAAGTAGGCTAAACCTAAATTCAATGCTATCAATGTAGCTTCTAATATAGTTAGTTCGATCATAAGTACCTCATTATGTAATCTTGCCAATGTGTTGTATCTGAGAATAGACAAGCATCTATCTCTTGTTTAGCTGCCCAGTCCAAGTATGTGGTGTTACTCTTCTTAGACAGTCCCTGGTTGCGTTGTAGCACGTAGAGAATGGTGATCTCTGGATGCTGCTGTTTGATGAGCACAGCCTTCTTCCTATCTGCTCCAGTCCATAGACCTTTGGTTTCTATGTAGACGTTACTAGTAACAGTGAAGTCAGGTGTGTAGGTGTGATTGCTTGCAGGTATTACGTACTTGATCTTGTCTTGTTCGTACCCTAGCTTCCATCCCTTTGCTTCGCAAGCTGCTTGGAATCTAGACTCTAAGCCACTGCGATACCCTGCTGGGTTATGTCGTTTAGGTCTTGGCATTAAGTCTTTCTTCTCGTACAGTCATAAAATTATCTGCCCAGGTAAAGCAAGTCTCTATGACTTTAGTTGAAGACACTTCTCCTTCGCTAATCATCTTAAGTACAGCATCTTTACTGCCTAGTTCTGTGAGCATAGCTATAGCTACGTACTCACGCATAGTCATGTGCTGCATGTTTATGTCTTTAGTCATGTTGTTCCTGTGTGATTGGTGGTTCCCAACTGTCGTTGGGTTTCTGCCATATGTATAGCAGCTTCATGTTGAGGTGAAAGCGTTCATCATCGCTATAGAGTTCACGGCACTTGTCGTACCACTCTTCAGGCAATAGCTCTTCTAGTGCTCGCTCTGCCTTTACTGGTCCTAAGCCAGCTACGCCAATGATGTTGTCACTGCGATCTCCTATGAGGCTTTGCATGTACAAGAACTTTAAGCCTTGATCTGGAGTTATCTCCTGAAAAACTTTCTTTACAAAGTTGTAATGCTTACCTGGGATCTGTAATAAATCTTTGTCTATGCTACAAATAACTGTTGTTCCACCTACCTTGTCTTGTTGTATGCCCATCTCATCGTCTGCTTCGTAGCCGTTACAGATGATTGCTTTGTGCTGTGTTACTAGGAACTCTCGTACTGCTTGCCAGTGTGTTGGTCGCTCGTCAGGTCTGTTAGCTTTGTAGCTAGGTGCTATCTCTCTACGGAAGTTGTCTGAACCTGTTAGGTACACACTGTAGGAGTCTGCTTTGGTGTCAGCTAGGATGTCTTGAATCATCTGATCAGCCCTGGCTTGGGCTATCCACTGTTCATCTTCGTTAGCTGATGCTGCTCCACGATAGACAATAATGTCTCCGTCAATTAGTGCTCTCATTTATATCTTTCTAAAAAAATGGGAGCGTATTGCTACGCCCCCTAAGATCACTCAACTGCAGATTCTGCTTCAGCTTCTGCTAAGTCTAAATCACCTGCTGTGTAAGCTTCAAACTTACGAGCAAGAGAAATAACAAAGTCAAGATTGCTTCCTTCTAACTCAAAAGGCTTGCCACCACGAGCAGCAATGTAGATGTCAGTAGCACGAGCTAGTGCGTTCTGACGAACAATTGCACGATCTCCGTGTAGAGGAGGGATTGGAAACACCTTAGCTGCATAGCCGCTGCCAGTTGTTCTAGGTACTGCTACTGCAGTGTTACTAGTAGCTTCTGGTGGAGGTGTTGCTGCTCCTTTACGGAGAACGTTGACTGCTTTGGTTTCAAGACCATAAGTACCTGTGTTGCCATCAAACTCTACTTCATCTCCCGCACCTGCGTTAGGGTTCTTAAAGCCACATTTAACCCATGTACCGTTAACTTTAAGAGAATAAGTAGGTTTGCTACCAAACTTAGTATTTACGTCTTTTGTAGAGATTGCCTCTACGATGCCTGTCATCATTGTCATTTCATAACTCTTTCATATCGAACCAATTTTTACCAACTGAGACTCCTGCATTGAGCTTCAGAGCCAGTGGCACCTTAAATTTTTCCTCAAAGTACTTGTGCGTGTCTTTGAGTATTGTTGTTATCTCCTTTATAAAAGCATCCGCAGCATCGCCTTGGACATCAAACATTAGAGAGTCGTGAATAGTGTTAACCATCTTCACATCATCTCTGCCTTCTAAGCTTCTGAAGATAATGCCCAACATCATTGGGACAATATCGCCAGTTGCTAGACCTTGGATTGGGTAGTTCTTCAATTCAGTTGGGCTGAAATTGTAGGTCCTAGCAGACCAACTACTCTCGTTAAAATATTCCTTAAACAAAAATTTACGTCCTGTCTCAGTGTTTAAAACAAACGTCTTTACTTTCTCTCGGAATCCATCGTCATCTAATTCGTATGTAGAGTTACGTTCTACCTCTTCAGCGAACTTAGTATGCCACTCTCCTACTTGGGGATAGCGTGTATAGAACACATCTACAAACTTCTTAGCTTCATCTAGGCTACACCCTGCTTGCTTAGCAATGGCTTTAGCACCAGCACCATAGATCAATTGGAATGTTCTTGCCTTGAATGGTTTACGTTCCTCCTTTGTTGGTGGTCTACCAAACATACCTTCGTACAAAGCACTGTGTATATCAATGCCACCTGATATATCTTTGATGAGTTGTTTGTCTCTAGTAACATGAGCTAGAGCTACAACTTCTAGTTGATTGAAGTCAACCTCGACAATCACACCATCATTAAACCTTGAATCAAAGATTTGTTTAATAGGGTTGTTGCTAATGTTTTGTAGATTGGGATTGGTTGAAGACAAGCGACCTGTGACAGTTGCTGTGTGATTCAACTTACCATGTATGAAGTCACCTATAACGTGCTTGCTAAGCCCTTGTACATAGGTTGAGAGCTGCTTTGATAGCTCACGATACTCCAGTAGTTTCTGAATGATCTTGATAGCTTCTGGATCGAACGTATGCTTGAGCATGTCATTCAACACAGAGTCATCTACCGAGATCTGTCCAGTCTTAGCAGACACCTTGTCAGGGTCTGGTGTGTACCTAATGAATGGTTTGACATCTATGGTTTTATCCATGAGCTTGTACTTAGTCTTACCATTCTTGTAGATACCAACTTCTTCCTTAACTCTGATCTTCTTCTTACCACCAAAGAAGAACTGAGACCATTGCTTAGGACTGTTGATATCTTCGATCATGTGTTTGAAAGCTAGATCCTCTAAGTCAAGCTTGCATTCAACATACACATTAACAACTTCTACTGTGTATTCATCAAGCCTTGCTTTGTCAATGTGTAAGCCATTGAACTGCATCTCTGTTGTTGCGTGGAGTGCTTCCATCTGAGAGAGTATGAGAGGCAACTGTTCGTTTGCTAGTGCTCGTTTGTACTGCATCATTGCAATCTGCACAGTGTTCTGTACGTCTTGTTCTAGATACGGAATGAGTTCTTCTTCAGGTATCTTGTCAGAGCCAAGACCTGCCTGAAAGTATTTCTTAATACCATCATCCTTGATAGGCAAGCCATACTTAACTGACAGTTCATCAAGACTTGAGAACTTAGTTTGCTGAGCACTTAAGATGTACTCTGCTAACTGTGTGTCCCAAATCTTTCTACGTTGTAGTTCATACTGCAAGTCAGTGCTAGTTTTGTAGAGATACATCAGATCAAAGGATATGTTGTGTCCACAGATAAAAGCATCTGGTCTTTGTACTCGTAGTAAGTATTCAAACTTCTCTTGATCAAATGTACAGAATGTGTTGGTTATGTCACTACTGCCACACATACCAAAGGCTACAGCTCTGTTGTCTGGGTGCATAGGATGAGCTAGTCCTATGTCATCATTGCCGTTGAGTGTTGTCTCAACGTCAATTGCTACAAATGTTTTGGTCATGGTTTTCCAAAAGCTTTCTTTAAAGGTTACTCGTATCTAGCCCTGATGGGGTCGATGGTTACTAGAAATTGTCCGTGTCTATCTGACTCGACTTGTTTGCTTCCTCCTCCTGGTAGTTTGTTCTTAGGAACATTTATGGTACGTATCATTTCTTCCTCTGGACTCTTTGGTTCTTTGTACTTGCCAATAGTAATGACGACATCTGCTTCACCTGGTTTGTCAGTCTTGGAGCCACGCAGTGCATCCAAGCCTATGAATGGTGGGTCTTTCATTTCTACTGCTGACGCAGACAATTGTGATGCTGCAATAACTGGGCCATACGATCTTGCAAGTTCTCTTGCCCATTTGTATATTTTGCCCAGCTTAAGATCCTCACGTTCATCTGACTTGAAGCCATCAACCTTGTCGAGCTGGTCAAAGATGATCAGTCCTGGGTTAACTTCTCTGAAGAGTGTCTCAAGGTCACGCACATTGTTCATGTCCTTAGTAACACGGATCTTGTCTTTGTTACCACCCATCAATGCTGCGTAGTCAACCATTGCTTTCTTGGAGTCAGCAATGATTACTTTGCTCTCTATTCCTAGTGCTGCTTGAACAATCCTGAAGAATACAACTGAAGACTCTTCTTCGTTGTTGACCCACACAACTGGTCTGTCCTTTGGCAACTGCTGTGCTAGGTAGCTGACCTCACTCGCTAAGAATGTGGTCTTACCTACTTCTACACGAGCAGCAACAATAACGAAATTCCCAGTACGTAGAGGACCAAGAGAACGATTGAGTGCATCCAATCTCCATTCATAACCAGAGCTAGTGATCCTGTCAGCAATAGCAGACAAGTCAGCAGATACAAATAACTCATCTTTTTCTATGTACCTTTCTACATCTTTGAGTGCGTTGGTTGCTAGTATGTGTACGTGCTCTAAGTCACTAGAGCCTTCCTTAACTTTCTCACACTCTTCCATGATGAGAGCCAAGTAGTCCAACTCAATGAGAGTCTTGACAACTTCTTCGTGTGCATGGTGTGGAACAAACGACTTAGCTTTGCTAAGCATCATTCGTAGTTTCACAATAGAGTCGTCTGTAAGACGCTTACTCTGATCTGCTATTAGGAACGCACTGAATGAGTCCCAAGCAAAGTCTGTAACTGAAGGAAAGGTTTTGTAGTACTTGTCCATTCCGTCAAGGATGGTGTTGGTTTCTTTCATAACTACATGCGGTTTGATGTACCGCCTGTACTTTGAGAGGTTCTCTTTGCTCTTAGCGCAAAGGTATAGAACATCGTAGTCCATCTATTTCCTTTAAATTAGTATGCTCACAAGCTCTGCTGGTGTGCATTCTTTTGGTTCTTTATCTATACCAAACATTGCTAGTTTGGTTTCTGCTGGTAAGAAGTGTTGTAGTTTCTTGAATGCTTTAGTTGTTCCCTCCATTCCTGCTTCATCTGGATCTAGCCAAATACATACTGTGTCGAACTCAAGCTCATAGATTTGAGCTAGTGTTCTATCTGAGATAGTTGTTCTTAGTAACGCCACAGAGCTGAGCTTTGTGTTCTTGTGTACTCTGTAAGCACTGAGGTAGTCTTCACAAAGCACCAACGTCTTACCTCCTGTATGAAACCAGCTTGCATCTCCTTTGGAGTTGCTGTTTGTGTAGTACGTGATGTACTTTGGTTCTGCTTTGAGGTTGCGTATCTGCCAGCCTATCGGCTGTTGTTCTGGGTCGTAGAGGGTCAAGGCTACTTTGTGCCTTTCCCCTTCTATGCCGTTGAAGTTGCTGTCTTCTGCGTTGCAGAAGTTGCTGCGTAGCCACACCCTACCTTCGGTAGATAGAGCCGCTAGACGCGGCTTTGTGGCTGCTGTTGTTGTGGTTGCTTTTTTGTTTACCCAGCTAGACAATCTGTCTTGGGATAGTCCGTCTGAAGCAAAGCCAGACTCAGTGCAATGGTGGCAATACGCCACCAATCCTTTCTCTGTACGCTTGATGTATAGCCTACGCTTAGTATCATCACCTGCTGAGCATCCAATGTGATTGACATGGATCTGCTGTCCCATGTTACTAGGAGCATTTGCTAGTATTAGTTTGCGATCAATCATGTATTTCTTTAAAGCACAAAATAGATAGCCTTCCCATTACAGGAAGACTATGTGGTTTTATGTTTTAGTTTTCGGAGGTTCCATATACCTTAGCAAAAAGCTCGCCAGCAACTTTACGTTGTGTGTCGTTCAATTTGTTGAGGTATACAAGTGTGAATGCTGACTTGAGAGTACAGCCAGCAGTTACTTTTCTACAGATACCAAACAAGGTACGTGGTGAAACAGTGAGACTGAACTGACCTGACTTGTAACCTTGACGAATAAGGTTAGCAAGCTTGACGAGTTCCTTAGCTGCTTTACCAGTGACTGTTGTTGGATACTTAGATGTGATGATCTTCTCTTCCACTGCTGCTGGTAGATAGTCAATGAACACTGCTGTACCAAATCTGTCAAGAGTTGCTGAGTTCTGTACGTTAGTACCTGCATGAGCACCTGTGTCATCACCTTGACCTTGTGTGTTACCGATAGCAACAAGCCTAAAGTCCTTGTGAGGAATGATTTGCTTGTCCTTGGTACTACCTGGCATCTCCTTCAAGAAAAGCTTGCCATCGTCCTCTAAGAGCCACTGTAGACCCATTGAAATCTCTGGTGGTGTTACATCCCACTCATCCCATGCAAAGACAGCACCATACTTGACTGCTTCTGTTGCTGCACCATCTACCCAGATTGTTGAACCATCCTTAGCCGTTAGCTGACCAAAGATCATTGAGGAATCCATATCCCCAGTGCAATTAACCCGAACAAAAGGACGATAAGTACGAGCACACAACTGCTCAATAAGACTAGATTTACCAGCGCCTGTAGGACCGTAACAAAGTACTTTCTCATTTAACTCCCATGCTTGAAGAATGTTAGAAGCAAGTTTTGCATCAATGACGTATGTTGGATTGATACTAGGAACAAATGCAGCGATACGCTCATCCCAATCAGACTCTTGGAATACTGTGACTCCAAAGTCGTGATCAACTCTCTGATCGATAACCTCTGAGAGGTAGATTTGATTGGGTTTAAGACCTGTATGAGGTGATGCTGCCATTAGTTCTGTAGCTGTGTCTTCTGTGATTGTTTCACATGAAACATCTGTTGATGCTTCTACTGCTTTTGGTGGCTTACGTTTGTCAAGAGCTTCTTTCAAAGCTTTCTTAACAAGGTCTTCCACCTTCGGTGATGGTGGTTTTACTACAGTTGTCATTTAAGAATTTTCCTTTCTATTAACTCAATCAACTTGCTCGGTATTTCTTCTGGTTCTCTGACAACACTGTGAGCTTTGTAGTAGTGCGTAACTGCATCACTACACAAACCTAACCCGTATATGTCAATAGACTTCAACGCTTCTATTTCTTTAATAACTTTCTCAGTGAACTCTTCTAAGCCATGTGATGACTTAGATGCTGCTGGTGAACCATCAGACATCACAATCAACAGCTTCTTCTTCTCTTTACGTTTGTTCAAACGATCATAAGCCCACAAAATATTCTCACCATCAGGGTTGCCGATCATAAATGCACTGCTGAGAGCAAAATATTCTTTAAGACTATCCTCGTTTACCCTTAGATCATTGAAGCCTTTGTATACAAACATCAATGGTTTAGGTTCTGTGTATCCTTCAACACGATCAGTGAAGCCAAGAATCTCAAGAGGTATGTTTAGTGTTGAACAAACTTCGTTAACAAGCAGTGTAGAAGCCAAAGCGTTTAGCACTTTGTCTCCACCCATTGAACCAGACATATCTACCAACACTGTGATAGCAGCATCTAGTGTCTTGTTATCTATCTTGTTCTTAAACACACGTTCATTGAACCCTGGTGCATTGAAACAGATACGAGACAGTCGAGACTGATCTAGTTTCCCTTTCTTAACACCATACTGAGTCTGAGATTTAGCTCTGATCTGAATGAGTCTGCGTACTTGCTGTGCGAAGTTCTCCTGTGACACAAGATTTGGAGTTATCCTCTTCTCATACTCTTGCAAGAAGTTTCTTCTGTAAGGAGTTGGTTCAAAGTATTTGTCTGCACCCTTTCTACGTGGGTAGTCAACAACAATAAACTCTGAATAGTCCGTCATGTCCCAAGAACCTCTAGAACCAGTTGGTGCAAAGTTAACACCAGTCTTGCTCATCTCTGAACCTTCTTCAGGCATAGACATTGAGAAAGACTCTATGTCTTCAGGTGTGAGAATGATGTCTATGACTTTGTACTCTGTAGCTGGATCAGTAGCCTCTTTACCATCAGACTTAATAGCTTCAGCAACCTCACCAGCTGCTTCACCATCAGCTTTCTCTGTAGTCTTACCACCCATCTTGCCTTCACCACTAGCTTCTTTAGGCTTAGCTGGGATCGGTAGTTCTTTGGGACATTGATCACCTAGTTCTTTGAGGATGTCTTCTGCTAGTTTGTACGTAGCTTCTGTACCTATCTTCTTATCCAGAATCGAATGACAATGAACAAGACGATCAGAGAAGTTATTAAGAACATCCATTACCTTTTTATTGGGAGTTGTTGTTGATGCAGCGAGTTCAATCTTTGGAAAACTACTTGCTGATAACTCAGCTTCCCAACACATCATGGCTGTAGTGAGTTTTGCAATGGCTGATGTGTTCTTACTAGCACGAACAAGGATCTGTTCTACTAGAGTTGAACTACAGTCATCCCAGTTCTCTCTGAAACCCTGATACTCCTTGGCTTCTATGACATTGATACGTGAATCTTCTAAGAAGTTCCATACAAACATCAAGATGCCTTTAGGATTTAGGTCTTTGCTCTTAAGAACATCAAAGCTACTGAAGCGATCATGTGCAACTTCATGGTCAACGGATGCCATCAGTTGCTGCAGTTCTTCGTCAGTAGTCTTATGAGTAATCCTAGGTAGATAGATGGTTTTGCCATCATGCCTAGGCTCATTAGCGTCTTCAAATACTATAGATATACCAGCCCTACCTGCACTGGCTCTAATGTATTTCTGAACTTCTATGGCTTTTGTTAGCATAGATTAAGAGAAAATCATCTTCTTAACTTCCATGTGGATAGTCTTAGCATCGAGATGCTCTGGTATATCCATGAGAAGCTTTAGTACTTTGTCAATGTACTGTTGGTTGGTGATCTCTTCTTTATCAGGCTTCATCTCTTTGATTTTGTTTTGCAGATAAGTCTTACCGCAATAGCTGCCATTGTCATCAACTAGGCTGATACTGAGCTTCATAGCAGTATGGATAACTGATTTAGCTGATCGCCAAGGTCCAGGCATAGACGATATTTCAAAGTCTTTTTTGATCAGTCTTTCAGTGTCTTTCAATTCCTTTGTGAAGGTATCTACAGTGCTATGCGTATACGCAACCTGTATCATCTTCTCAAAGGTGCTAGTAGCTGAAGCATCTGAAACTAACGATTCAGTTGCAGCAGCATACAAGGGTGAGGAAGTAGTTTCCACTTGTTTCTCCACAGTTACGGCAAGATTGCCACCATAGCAAGCTCGTTAGAACTTGCTACAGAAGTAAACTTATTCTTCTTCATGTAGCCCACGACTGATGTACTCTTCTTTGAGTTGATCTTCGGTCATGTCTTTGTATCCAGTTACACCATTCATAGCTGTATGTTCAACATAGTTTTTTAAATCTTCTATGTTTGACCAGTTACTAACATCGTCATTTAACAGTTTGTCGATTAGCTCTTGTCTAGTTAACTCAATAACAGGAACATCAAATCCAAACTGTTCTTGGATTTCTTCTGGAGCTTGACCTGTACTGTATTGATGGTCTTCACCATCCTTGAACACACCACAGAAGCCCATACCAGGCTCGTAATAGTAGTTAGTGACATCAAAGCCCATAGCTACTAGCTTGAAACAGGCAGCCTCTGGTGGTGACCAAGCAGAGTTGTATCTAACTGTGAACTCAGCTTGGTTCTCATTGTATGGAGCGTTGTCTTCACTTTCGTTATAGCCAATGTCCCACTTAGTACCCCATTCATTGACACAGTATGTATACCAGTCTTGATAGCCATACTTCTTTAGGTTGGCTTCTTGCTGTGCTACTAGTAACATTTGTTCAGGGTTGTCATCAGCTCCTACACGACCTGAAACTATGGCTAGTTCTTGTGGGATAGGGATGAATTCTTTAAGGAATCTACGATCCATCCAAGCATCTCGTGCTCGTTTAATCATCGAAGGATCTGAATGACTGATAGTCATTTTGTTTTCACACCAATTTGGCATAACTACCTTTCTTAAGCATCTAGTGCTTCTCTGAGTTGAGTGAATTCTTTAATTTGAGCTACTGATAGTTCAGTAGGTTCTTCAGTACTGGCAAAGGGGTTGGGGATGATAACCTCAACCAATACATCGTCAAACTCATTTGTTTCTATCATCCAGTACTTAGTAATCGTCATTTTCTATTGACCCGTCATAGAACCAATCAAGGTATGAATGAATGCCGTTACGAAACACATGACCATGTAGATGTGTCTCTTCAGCTAACGCTGGCTCTTCCAAACCAGCATCTTCCAATGACACCATCTCTACCTTGCCACTGTCTTCCCATTGCATCTCATCAACTAAATCTAACTGAGTATCTAAATTCATAGCTAACTCCTATTGAGTGAAACAAAGGGCGAAGCCGATCTGCCCCCGCTCAAGGCGGGCAGTCGGCAAGTCCCGCTTATCTATCCAAGCGAAGGCTAAGCAAGCAAGTGCCAACGTAGTTGGCGCACAGCTTGCCAGACTGAGCGTTGTTATTGAGTAGCTGACCATTTGTTGTACTCATCCAGTTGTTCTTGGATAAGGATGGCTTGGTCTTGTGGATACAAACTGCTGAAGGGAACAAAGTGGTACTCCTCACAACAAGTCATCTTGTCATTCTTAGGCTCAGTGCAATAGACACAGTACTTAGTGTCTGATTGCATGAACTCTTGACGTATCTCTGACTCAAAGTCTTTCATCTTGGTCATGGTGTTGTCCTCTTAGGATTGAGTTGGGTTAATAGACTACGATCAGTGACAAGCATGTAACTGCTTTTGTCCATAGCAACAACAGTATGTTTAACTTGTTGAGATAGTTTTTCACCACAAGCAGCACACGTTGGTCGTGGTCTATTAGCTCGCTGTGGTTCAACACGCACTGCATAGCAGTGAGTACATATAGGTAAATAGCGTTCATTCATAGGTTACCTTTCAATAGATAGTTCTATCTGCATCCCATTTATCTTTGACATAACGGGTTGATATGAATTTGTTACTAGGAACATTGACAGGCTCATCCAGTGAGCTTATGAGTTCAGACCATTCTTCTTTAGTCAGAACATCCAGTCTGTCTTTCAAAGCCCTGGTCAATTTGTACTCAGAGAGTGAGTGTTCTACACAACGGCATCCATGAAACCATTCGGCATCAGTGATCCCATCAGTCATAGGTCGTACAACGACCTTGCCATCAAAATGTATAGCGTGGTAAAGCATCTCTAGTCCTTACCAGATGTAGATGATGAATGGGACTGCTACAGCAGCAGCCATGACTACACAAGCAGCGTAGTCCTTCCAGGAATACTTGATCTCTGGTTGTTGAAAGATATTAGTAACATCGTAGTGTTTAGGCATAACTATCTCCAAGAATGTAAGTAAACAAAAAAAAGGTAGTAGATTGAACTACTACCTTTGATTAAGGTTAAGCACGTGCGAGTGCATCAGCCTTGAGCTTCGCACGAAGTGCTTTAACTTCGTTGAAGATGTTGTTGACTTCCTCAGTACGAGGATTGTCATACTTAGTCATAGACCAAAGAGCATTACTCAATAACTGCTGTGCCAGAAAAATCTGCAACCCAGCTGGTTTGTGCTCTACGAGACTGCTGAAAGCGTTGAAATCGAAGTTACTTTGAGACATTTTGAATCCTTTGTTTCGTTGATAAAGCGAGGGGGTTTTCATCCCCCTCACAGGGTGCGGGGGTGAAAATCTCCGAGCCAACGAAACCCAGACCGACCCGCGAGCACTACACAACTACCCCACGCTTGACACATGACAGGTTCCGCGAAGCGGGTTCTGGCGTGGGGCATGCTGCGCAGCAGCGTAGGCTAACCACAGACTGCGGGGCGGACGCAGTAGGATACTAAATGTCACCACAGTAACTTCTCAACGCCTTCGGCTAACGAGTGGCACTAACCAGCCTACAACCAATAAAAGTGGCACGAAGTTGTATGAATGCACACACATCAAACAATGGCTGTTTGAGTACTAAATAGTAGCGGTAGTAAACAACAGTGGGGGCAGATAAGTTGTTGATGTGTAAGGTTGTGTAATAAAGTGCCTATAAAAGAGGCATATTGCTTAATATTTAAGCAGATTGCCTATTATTTAAGCAGTTGATACTCGTTATGTTGTTTAGCCCTGATGTTATGGTAGTTTATGGGTAGGAGGGGGCAAATATATTTTTCTTAATTATTACTTATGGCAACTTATAACGCTGCTACAACTTTTTAAACAAGAGGGGGTTATTGCTAATCTGAACACCTGTAAGGGTAACTGTGTATTAGATGCTCGTCTTTACTAAGACTCGCATAGAACCTTCTATAGTGCTGTTATATACCTGAACCTAAGAAAGAAAAACAGTAAAAAGAAAGAAGCCCGTAGTGTCCTCGTTTTACAAAACCCTTGTCAAGTCCATAGAAAGTATTCAATCAATCCTTTGTTGTCACATACGTGACAATGTACGTATTCCATAGGAGTAGGCTTCCTACAAATAGGATGATATAGTCCGCTCCGTAGGGACTTGAAGATAATCTTTGGCTCGGACTCTAGAGGCGGTCTTCACAATAGGAGTCCCTACACTTACACGCATGGAGACTGGCTATTGTCATGACAGTAGTTCCTAGTTAACAGTCTCCAGCCGTGTTGGTAATATGTAATAAGGGTTAGCGCCTTATCTTCCTAGTTTTTGTGCAAATACAAAGGAAATCGAATAACACTGCTTTATGTGAAACATATTTCCAACAACCTCTATAGGAGATCAATGTGGCTACAGCTAAGAAATCAAGTGGAAAGAGTGTCAGCGGAAAGAAGAGTCCAGCTTGGCAACGTAAAGAAGGTAAGTCTCCTTCAGGTGGATTGAATGCTAAAGGTAGAGCTTCTTACAATGCTGCTAATCCTGGTAAACCAGGTTTGAAAGCTCCTCAACCTGAAGGTGGTTCTAGGAGAGATTCATTCTGTGCTCGTATGGGTGGAATGAAGAAGAAACTTACGTCTGCTAAAACAGCTAACGATCCTAATAGCAGAATTAATAAAGCCCTTCGTGCTTGGAAGTGTTGATATATGGCAACCAAGTCTACTGTCAATGCTGCTGGTAACTACACCAAGCCTAGTCTTCGTAAGAAAATTGTCAGCCAAGTAAAGGCTGCTGCAACTCAAGGTACTAAGGCTGGACAATGGTCAGCTCGTAAAGCTCAGCTTGTTGCTAAGAAATACAAAGCCGCAGGAGGTGGTTATAAATGAGTAAATCAGCAACCCACTATTTGCCTGATGGCAAAATCTACAAAGGTGCTATGCACAAAGTTGGATCTACTTTGATGACTGGTGCAAAGCACACAGCACAGAGTAAGAAGCTTAGCCACACACCTCCTAAGAAACCAAAGAAATGAAAAAGCCTCAACAATCTTTAAAAGACTGGAGCGACCAAAAATGGCGTACTAAGTCGGGTAAACCCTCATCTAAAACAGGAGAGAGATATCTTCCAGAAGCTGCGATTAAAAGTCTAAGCTCCTCAGAATATGCTGCTACTACCCGTGCTAAGCGTAAAGGTAAGGCACAAGGTAAACAATTCGTAGCTCAACCTAAAACAATTGCAAAGAAAACAGCGAGGTTTCGATAATGGCTAAAGAAAATTGGATTGCTAAAGCAACTAAGAACAAAGGTGGTCTCCATCGTAGTCTGGGTATACCCCTAGGTACAAAAATACCAGGTCCCAAGATAGCTGCTGCTGTTAAAAAAGGTGGCAAAGTTGGTAGACAAGCAAGATTAGCACAAACCCTAGCTAAGATGCGTAAATAATAGGCAGTTATGCGTAGAAAAACATCTCACGACAAGCGGTATAAGAAGTCCCATTGGACTCAAAACCAAAAACTACAGGCTGTTAGTACGTATCTTATGCTTGGAAACATGGCTGAGACAGCTGTTGTTACGGGTATACCCTTAGCTACCCTAAAAATCTGGAAAGCAACAGATTGGTTTAAGGAATATTGTCTCCAACTTCAGTCTGAAGACGTTCAACAGATGGATTCCAACCTTAAAAGGGTTATAACCAAAGCTCTTAAGGCTACAGAAGACAGATTAGATCTAGGTGACGCTCAGTTTGACCAGAAAACTGGAGAGATTATCCGTATTCCAGTCAAAGCTCATGTGGCTTTGAAGATTTCTACAGAACTAATGACCAAGCAGCAGAAGCTTTATGAGAATCCTATCAAAGAGGAAGTAGAAAGAACGATTGATGATCGTTTACTAAAGCTTTCTGAGGAGTTTGCTAGGTTTGCTACCATGAAAAAGAACACCATAGATGTAGAGACTAGAGTGGTAACGGATAGGGTAATCCCTGATAATGTCCAGACTTAACGCAGAGGTTATGGAGGGATTTGTCAACTCGGTTCTTAGAAAGAACTTTGATAAACCTGCTCCTACTCCCACCTTCCACAAAGAGATTTGGGAACTTGTTACTAGTAACAGCAAGCAAGTAGCCATAGCTGCTCCTCGTTATCACGCTAAGTCTACGGCTGTAACCCATGCCTATACCCTAGCTTCAGTTCTATTTAGGGAATCTCGTTATGTCCTTATCGTCAGCGATACGGTTACGCAAGCAGTCCAGTTCCTTGGGGATATCAAGAAAGAACTCCTTGATAATGACGACCTTCGGTCCCTGTTCTCCGTTTCCTCCTTCCCTAAAGATACGGAAGACGACCTCATTGTCGAGATGGAAGATGGCTACACCTTCCGCATCCAAGCCAAAGGTTCAGAGCAAAAACTCCGTGGTCTCAAATGGGCGAACCTTAGACCAGATCTCATCATTGGTGACGACATGGAGAACGATGAGATTGTTATGAATAAGGATAGGAGACAGAAGTTTAAGAGGTGGTTTTATGGTGCTCTTATTCCCTGTATCTCCTCTTCTGGCAAAATTAGGATTGTTGGAACTATCCTTCACCTAGATAGTCTTTTAGAAAATCTGATGCCAGCTACTCTGGTCAACTCCCATAGAGGAGTCAAAAGCCTTATCAGAGAAGACTTGAAAGAGTATTCCCTCAATGTTCTCCCTTGGAAATCTGTCAAATATCGTGCTCATACGGATGACTTTAAGGTTCTACTCTGGCCTGAGATGAAGACTGCTGCCGAGTTTAGACTCCAAAAAGAAGACTACGTGAGGCAAGGATTAGCTGATGTCTACTCTCAAGAAATGCTTAATGTCCCCCTAGATGTGGGAGACACCTTCTTTAAGAAGACTGACTTTGTGCCTATGAAGCCAGAAGATCAAAAGAAGAAACTTGTTTTCTATGCTACTTGTGACCTAGCCGTATCCCAATCCCAAAGGGCTGACTTCTCAGCCTTTGCTGTTGGAGGTATGGACGAAGATGGCAAGTTGTACTGTAAACATATCATTGAAGCACGTATGGATGGTCTTGAGATCATAGATACAATCTTTATGATTCAGAAGATATATAAGCCCGTACTCTTTGGATTTGAGCAAGGTGTCATTCAAAAAGCTTTGGGTCCCTTCTTTAATGAGGAGATGCTTAAGCGGGGCGAGTTCATCAACACTGTCCTACTCAAGCCTAGTGGTGACAAACTTACCCGTGCTAGAAGCATCCAAGCTCGTATGAGAAGCGGAGCCTGTAGGTTCGATAAGGACGCTGAGTGGTACCAAAACTTTGAAGATCAGCTTCTTAGGTTTCCTAGGGATAAACATGACGACCAGGTTGATGCTTGGGCATACCTGGGGTTAATGCTAGATAAGATGTGGGAAGCCCCATCTGAAAAAGAGCTTGAAGAAGAAGAGTACGAGGCTTATGTTCGGGATAGTAATGTAGTAGACTCTGGGCGTTCTACAGTCTGTGGGTACTGAAATGAATTTAAAAAATACGTTTAATATTAACGAGCTTGTATATGAGCCAAATATAGCAAATCTTTTATCTAAAGAAGATCTTGAAACAATTGGTGTACAAGTTGTTAGAGATTTTGATAACGACTTACTATCTAGAAGTTCTTGGGAAAAGAGAACTGAAGCTTCTTTAAAGCTTGCACTACAAGTAGCTGAGAACAAAAACTTTCCTTGGGCTAATGCTAGTAACGTTAAGTTTCCTCTCATCACTATTGCTGCTCTGCAATACCATGCTCGTAGTTATCCTGTTCTCATAGATAGCGATCTACCTGTTAAATGTAGAGTTGTAGGTGAAGATAAAGATGGACTACGTGCTCTCCGTGCTTCTCGTGTAGAACAACATATGTCCTACCAACTTCTTGAAGAAGATGAAGATTGGGAATCAGAGATGGACAAGGTTCTCATTACACAACCTATCATTGGTTGTGCATTTAAAAAGAGTTACTACGATCCAATACGTAAACACAATGTTTCTGAGAATGTACTAGCTAAAGATTTAGTAGTTAACTACTGGACTAAAAGTTTAGAAACAGCTAGTCGTGTTACTCACATTCTTCAAATGACTAAGAATGAAATCTATGAGCGTACTGCTCGTGGATTGTGGTTAGAAGATGTAAGCGAAGGTAGACCACAACAATACTCTTCTGTTGCTATGGGTAATGGACTGCAAACGCTACAAGATAAAGCTCAAGGTCTACAACCTCCTGAACCAAATGACTCTAGCACTCCTATCGAGATGTTAGAACAACATTGCCATATTGACTTTGATGGTGATGGTTACGCTGAACCCTACATTGTGTATGTACGTAGAGACAACAAAAAGGTTGCTCGTATTGTTGCTAGGTACACAACAAAAGATATCGAACTTAATGAGAGTGGTGTTGTTCTTAGTATCAAAGCAGAACAATACTTTACTAAGTATCCATTCATCCCGTCACCAGATGGAGGTTTCTATGACCTTGGGTTTGGAGTTCTTCTTGGGCCTCTCAATGAGTCTATTAATACAATTATCAATCAGCTTGTTGATGCTGGGACGATGGCTAACACTGCTGGTGGTTTCCTCAGTCGTGGCATTAAGCTACGTGGTGGTAACTACACCTTCAACCCTATGGAGTGGAAGCATGTAGATACTACGGGAGATGATCTACGTAAAGGTATTGTTCCTTTACCAGTACGTGAACCTTCACAAGTTATGTTCACGCTACTGAATTTATTGATCAATTATGGTGAACGTATAGGTGGTTCTGTAGATATTCTTTCAGGACAAAACCCTGGGCAGAATACTCCTGCTGAAACTACTCGTACTATGGCTGAGCAAGGAATGAAGATCTTTAATGGCATCTTCAAACGTACTCATCGTAGTTTAAAACAAGAGTTTCGTAAGCTCTATCGTTTGAATCAGATATTTGTTAGTGAGAACACACCATACGTATCTGACTCAAATGGTTCAGGTATTGTTCTAGCAACTGATTACGAAGGACCCGTAACTGATGTTATGCCAACTTCTGATCCAAGCATCACATCTGATGCACAACGTATAAGCCAAGCCTCTGCTATCGCTTCTCGTGTTGCTGCAACTCCAGGTCTATACAACAGATACGAAGCTGAGTACGCATTCCTTAAAGCACTCAAGGTTACCAACATTGACAAGTTGTTACCTGATCCTAATGGTCCAAATGCTATACCAGTGCCACCTAATCCAAAACTTCAGATAGAACAAATGAAGTTACAAGCTAAACAAGCTTCTGACCAACTGAATATGAAGGTAGCTCTGCTCAAATTAATGGGAGAAGCAGAACTAAACCAAGCACAAATACAAAAGCTAGAAGCAGAGATAGAAGAAATCAGAATTGGCATTGTTACCGAAGGCGAGAGAATGCGTATTCAAGAAATCAATATGCAAATTGGCTTACAGAGAGAACGTAGAGAAGGTGTAATGAATGCTATCAAAACTATGAATTCTGCTTTTGACAAAATGGTAGTTGGTAGTCAACAAGATTTAGGTGAGTTCAATGTGGAGATGCCAGAACCACCACAGTAAGGGTTTTTTAAGGAGAGAGAATGGAAATAGTAAGTTCCGATAACTTTGATGAGTGGAAACATCATCCAGTAACTAAACGTCTGATGAAGATGCTTAGTAATGATCGTGAGTCCATGAAAGAAGGGTTAGTCAACAATGCGTTTGACGATGAACAAGAAGTTAAAGGTAGATGTCGAGCAATCGCAATCATCCTTAACTTAGAGTATGAAGATTTATTTGAAACAATTCAAAAGAAAGAGACCAATGAGTAACGATAGTGGTATTAATCCTGTAGGTTGGCGGGTGCTTATTAAGCCCCAAGAAGTAAAGGAGGTCTCCCAAGGGGGAATTATCCTTACAACAGAAAAGTCCAAAGAACGAGAACAGATGGCTAACACCACTGGAATTGTTGTTTCTATGGGCGACCAATGTTATGCCGATGAACCTGCACCTTGGTGTAAGGTTGGGGATAAGGTAATCTTTGCTAAGTATGCAGGTTTGTTGTACTTAGGTAAAGACGGACAAGGGTATCGAATGGTTAACGACAAGGACATTACAGGGACGTTAGATGCTGACGTAGACTTAGTTGATCCTTACCTAGCTAAAACGTAAGTTGACATTCTTTAAAATTTAGGAGTAAGATATGAGTGAAGAAAATGTTACTAGTAACGAAATAGCCCCAGAAATTCGTCAAGAGGCTGAGTCTCAAGGATGGGTTCCTAAAGAAAGATTTCGTGGAAACGAGTCTGACTGGGTTGATGCTGATACCTTTGTAAAGCGTGGTAGAGAGATTCTTCCTATTCTGCGTAAGAATAATGAGAACCTTATCAAAGACCTAAACTCTACAAAAGAACAGTTAAAAGAGTTTCGTGAAGCAGCAGAAGAGTTTAAGAAGTTTCAGAAAGATGCCTACGAACGTAAAGCTCAAGAGTATGAGTTACGTATCCAAGCAATAAAAGAAAGCCGTGCTCAAGCTATTAGCGATGGGGATGGGCAGAAAGTCAATGCTTTAGATGATGCTCTAGATCAAGCTAAAGATGAACTTAAAGATGCTAAGCAAGCAGTTAAAGATGCTGAAAAGACACCGATTAGTACTGCACCAGTAAGCGAAGAGGTTGATCCAGGACTACAACAGTGGTTGGATAAAAACTCTTGGTTTGGTCAGGATAAACGGATGACTGGCATAGTTAACGGTATTGGCGAAAGTCTTCGATTAGAGTTCCCTTTGCTTAAAGGACAAGCATTTCTAAATAAGCTTGATGAAGTGTTAGCAGAAGAGTTTCCAAATAAGTTTGGTAATAAGCAAGTACCAACCAGTCGTGTTGAATCTGGAGCTGGTAGAGCAGGTCGTGGTAATAGCAGCAATGCTCCTAGCTATGACAACTTACCCCCAGAAGCAAAGGCTGCATGTGATCGGTTTGTTAAGCAAAAGCTTATGACTCGTGAACAGTATGTAGCTGACTTTGACTGGAACTAATTGTTTATTAACTTGAAAGGAAATTAATATGCCCCGCGCACTAAATGAGTTTGAAAAACGTGATCGTTTAATTGAGAAGATGGAAGAACGTAAAGCAGCAGAGTCTGCTCCTACGCCATCGTTAAGCGGTACAACTCGTAAAAAACGTAACGTGTTTAACGGCACGGAAGCTAAGATAAGTGTCCAATCACAGATACCAGGTTATCACCTACATGTCTTTACAGACGCAGGTGGTCGCATACAACAAGCCCTAGATAACGGCTATGAGTTTGTAAAACCTGTTGAAGTAGGAGGCGTGAGTGAGAATGTGATTAGCCGTAATGGTGATCTTGGAGAAAGAATTAGGTATCTTGTAAACCCTCGTGCTGATGGCACGGATCAATACGGATATTTAATGAAGATTCGGCAAGAATGGTATGAGGAAGATCAAGCTGAACTTCAAGCAAAAAACAATCTTATTGACGCTGCAGTCCGTAAGGGTAGGATCACTGGAGATAATCCATCGTTCTACACCCCTAGGGACGGGATCAAACTTAACTAACGTTTTAAAGGAGTCTTAAATGGCTAACGTAAACAAAGCCAACGGGTTTAGTCCTGTTGGTAACTTGCTAGGTGGCAAGTGGAATGAGCAGGGTCGCTTGTATGCGATTCCTACTTCTGACACTACCAATAGCTATGCTATCGGTGATTGTGTGATGTCTGCTTCTGGTTCGGATGCCAATGGTGTTCGTAATATCCAGAAGTGGGGTGGTGCAACTACTACCTCTGCTTTGCCTTTGGGCATTATCGTGGGCATTCGTGTTGCTGATCCAGGTGTAAGCTTGGTTGGTAACTCTTTGTCTTTAGAGAAGGCATATATTGCTGCTGGTTCCCGTACTAGCACCCGTTATGTCTATGTTGTAGATGATCCTTTCGTCTTGTTCGAAGCTCAATTTGATGCTACGGGTGCTACCCAAGCTCAGTTGTCTATGAACGCTGCCGTGACTATCTCTGCTGCTAATCAAACGTCTTTGGGTAATAGCTCGCCTTTTTCTGACATGGTTCTTACAGCACCAGCAGTTACGGCTACTTTGCCTATCCGTTTGTTGGGTGCTGTACAACGTGGTGACAATCAAGTAACTAGCGCAGCTAGTCCTTATGTTCGCGTGTTGTGCAAGTTTAACTATCACGAATACGGTACTATCGGCTCTGCTTCAGGCACTGTCGTTAACTACCTTGCAGTCTAATTAAGGAGATAAATCATGGCTGGAGTAATTACAACCGCATCCCATCCCAAAGCACTATGGCCTGGAATCAAGGCTTGGTGGGGACAGACTTATAACGAGCATCCTGAGCAGTATGTAGATTTGTTTGATAAAGACACATCTAACATGAACTACGAAGAAGATGTTCAGTTGTCTGGCTTTGGCTTAGTCCCAGTTAAATCTGAAGGACAAGGTACTGCTTACGATTCTGAAATCCAAGGCTTCACAACTCGCTATACACACGTTGCATATGCAATGGGTTATATCGTGACCAAAGAAGAAATGGATGACAACTTGTATGAGCAAGTATCCAAGAAACGTGCTGCAGCATTGGCTATGTCTTTCCGTCAAACGAAAGAAAACATTGGTGCTAACGTTTATAACCGTGCATTTAACACCTCTTATTTAGGTGGTGATGGAGTAGCCCTGTGCTCTGCATCTCATCCAAATACTTCTGGTGGCACTTGGTCTAACAAGGCAGCAGTTGATGTTGACTTGTCTGAAGCCGCTTTGGAAGATGCAGTAATCGCAATCATGGGCATTCAAAATGACCGTGGTTTGCTAGTTGCTATTCAACCAAATAGCTTGCACATTGCTCGTCAAGAAGTGTTTAATGCTCAACGTATTTTACAAACTGAGTACCAAGTAGGTAATGCTAATAATGATATCAACGTCATTAAATCTGGCAACTACATCCCTGGTGGCTTTAAAGTAAACAACTACTTCACAAGCCCACATGCTTGGTTTATCCGTAACACCATCCCTGGTGGTACTGGTATGAAGTACTATGAGCGTGTTGCTGTTTCGTTTGATCAAGACAATGACTTCGATACTATGAACGTTAAAGCCAAAGGCTACGAGCGTTATAGTTTTGGATGGTCTGATCCACGTGCAGTATGGGGTTCTAACGGTCCTTAATTGTTATTAGTAACATCCCCCTCCCTAAAAAGAGGGGGTTCTTTTTATAAAGGAAACTTATCATGGCTTATGGATTGCAAAAGAAAAGAATGATGCCAGCATCAGCAGCACTTAAAAAAATGGCACCTGCTAAGAAGATGATGGGATCAAAGATGATGGCTGCCAAGAAGATGGCTCCAAAAGCATCTATGTACAAAAAGAAAATGTAATATAGAATGTGGTCTCCAATGACGCTCTAGCAATAGGGCGTTGTTTTAAACAACGTCAAAGGAATATTTATCATGGCTTCTCCTACCCGTTTCCCCGCTGGTGTATCAACACAAGCAGTTGGTTCTACATTAGGTCAATTTCCCCTTCCTGATCCCACAGATATCTGTGTTGATTTCCATGAATTTAACGAGTATGTTGCTGGTGACTGGACTGTTACCAATACAACTACTCACCAAACAATTGGTTTAGTTGCTGGTGCTGGTGGTTTAATTTCCACTGTTGGTGGTGCTTCTAGCGTTACTAACGATATTGGTGCTGTTCAAACTAACCCATTGAACTTTAATATTGCTACTAACACTGTAGTAGCAACTGCTCCTCCTACACAATCAGCTTGGTTCTATACAGCATTCAAAGCTACTACTGCTATTAACAATCAACTGCAAGTTGGTGTAGCTAGTTCTATTGCTGCTTTAACTCCTACTGATGGTATCTACTTCAACAAAGCTGCTGGTTCTACTTCCATTACTTTTGTTGTTCGTAAAGGTAGTGTTTCATTAGCTGCTACTGCTTATTCAACTGGTTCTACAACTATTGCTACTCTTGCTAACAATACCTTTGTCAAACTTGGTTGGTACTATGATGGCAAAGGTAACATTGACGTATTTGTTGATGATGCAAAAGTTTGTTCTGTTGACGTAGGTGTGTCTACAGGTACTATGGTTGCTACCTTCCCCAATGCTACAAACTTAGGTATGGGCTTTGGTTGTAAAGCTGCTTCTACTGCTCCTACTACTGCGGATATGGTTGTTGACTTTATGCTAGCTGCTCAAACTCGTTCCTATTAATTAGGAGAGTCATATGGCTAACTCATTTACAACACAAATCCTTGAAGAAGGTCCACGTAATGTGTCTGTGAAGTTAGTAGGGGTGCTAGATACTTCGGATCTAGCTCTTACTACTGCACTTGCTATGTCTAGCATCAATCAAAGTGGTTCTGGTCCTACTCCAGAGCAAGTAAGGATTGACCACATTGAGTATGTTATTGGTTCTCAACTAACAGTACAACTATTGTGGGATGCTACGACTGATGTTGTAGCTGTCCCTTTAGTTGGATCTGGACTATCTTATGTAAGAGAACTAGGTGGACTAACAAATAATGCTGGTGCTGGTAAAACAGGCACTATCAACATTAAGACTACTGGTTGGACATCTGGTACACAGACCTTTCTTATTATCTTAAGATTAGTCAAACAGGGTGCTAACCTTTAAGGATTCCCCAATATGGATAACCAACAACTATTCAATCTAGTTGTCTCCATAGCGGGGTTTCTAGCTATGTTTGTGTTCTATCAAGTTATGCAAAGACTTCAGAGATCTGAAGATGCTGTGACTTCTTTGAAAGAAAAGTTATCTGGTGAATACGTTCACAAAGAAGACTACCGCAACGATATCAAAGAGTTGAAAGATATGCTCCGACAAATCTTTGATAAGCTAGATAACAAGCAGGACAAATAGTATGTCTCAAATGATTGTTCCTTCTAACGCTAAAGAAGCTCAGATTAGTGCTGTCATCACTCGTGCTGATGGTACTGTTGAGCATCTTGGTATTGTTAGTTACTGGCACAAGAATCCCCTTAAACGTATTTTTTGGAGTATTAAAAAATGGCTACTCTCCTAGTTAATGCTGGAAAAGCTATAGTAACTAACCGTATCAAAGGTTCTGGAACAGAGCCTGTATACGTTGCTTATGGTACTGGTGCTGGCACTACTGCTGCTACTGATACCACTTTGTTTTCAGAGACTGGTTCTCGTGTATCTGGCACTAGTACACAACAAACTACATCTGTAACTAATGATACATATCAAGTAGTTGGAACACAGACTGCTGGTGGTACTCTTGCTATTACTAATGCTGGTTTATTTGATGCGTCTACTTCTGGCAACTTGTTTGTTAAAGGTGACTTCTCAACAATCAACCTCAGTTCTGGCGACTCAATTCAGTTTACATTTAAGACTCAATTTAGTTAAGGAGTCCTAGATGGCTCTAGCCCTTAATGATCGGGTACAACAAACAGGTACGGCTAACACTACTGTTAGCTTTACTTTGTCTGGTTCTGTTACTGGGTTTCAGTCTTTTGCTGTTATAGGTAACGGAAATACAACCTACTACACTGGTACAGATGCTTCTGGTAACTGGGAAGTAGGCATAGGTACGTACTCGACTACTGGTCCAACTCTTACACGTACAACCATACTTGCTTCTAGCAATTCTGGAAGTGCTGTTACATTTTCTGGAACAGTCAATGTTTTTGTTACCTATCCTTCTGGGAAATCTGTAAACCAAGATGCTAGTGGGAATGTTACTAATGCTGGAAATATTACTGGCACTAATCTAATTGCTAGTAATGGGATATTTGTAAATAATAAAACTGTCTCTGCTAGTTACACAATAGCTACTGGATACAACGGACAATCTGTAGGTCCTGTAACTGTTGCATCTGGACAATCTGTAACTGTATCTAGTGGATCACGTTGGTTAGTGCTTTAAGATGTTTGGAATCTCTGCCCTAGCCCAAGCACCTTTTGCTTCACTTGGGACAACTACTACTCTACAGACTATCTCTGCTGCTGTAACTTCTACTGTTACTTTTATTAAGTATGTTCAGAAGTATGTAACTAGTAGTGCTACTACCTCTATAGCCAATGTGATAAAAGCTTTATCTAAAACTTTATCTTTTTCTTCTACATCTACATCATCACTTTCCAGACTTATATCTAAAACTTTAAATGTTATTTCTATAAGCACTGCTACTTTAGTAAAAAATACTTTAAAAGTATTGTCTATAGCCATTACGTCTACAGTCAATATTGTTAAAGACATTGCAAAGTACATAACTATTACTAGTACTTCTACTAATACAGTATTGAAAGCTATTACAAAAACTGCTTTTAATACGGCATCTACTGCTACAGCTACTTTGATAAGAGAAGCTCAGTTAGTACTATCAGTTGTTACTAGTAACACTATCTCCACTATCAAAGATATTGGCAAGATTGTTGATTCTGGAGTAGACAATGTAATTGTGATTATTTTAGATATAGAGATGTATTTAGTTAGCATAAGTTACGCTATTACAACTAATGTGTCTCTGTATAAATCTATTATTAAATCTTTTGTTGCAAGTAGTACAGCTTCTGTAGTCGTTAGTTTTGGTTATCTTAAAACATTAGTACTAACATCTACTGTAGTTGCTTCTTTAGTTAAAGCAGTAGACGTAATCAAATCCATAGCATCTAGTACAACCACTGTGGTATCTAGTTTTAGGACTAAGCTATTAGAGGTTGCTATAACTTCTACAGCTACTGTACTTAAAGAAATAACTAAGTTGTTTGAAGTGCTGTCTACGTCAGTAGCAAGCATTTCAAGACAAGTTGCTAGGTTTGTGTTATTAGTAACAAGCGTTTATACTACTGTCGTAAGCTACATTCGTATAGTCCTACCCAAC